AGAGATAAAATGTTTGCAGCACTTAAAGTGCCAAAAGCATATTTTGGATACGAAAAAGACCTTACAGGTAAAGCAACTCTTGCAGCAGAAGATATTCGTTTTGCTAGAACAGTAGAAAGACTTCAAAGAATTGTAGAAAGTGAATTAACTAAAATTGGCTTAGTGCATTTATACTCTCAAGGATTCGATAAAGAGTCTTTAGTAAACTTTGAAATCAAATTAACTACACCTTCTATCATTTATGAACAAGAAAAAGTAGCACTTTGGAAAGAAAAAGTTGACTTAGCAACTCAAATGCAATCAACAAAACTATTCTCATCAGATTATATCTACGATATGCTATTTGACATCTCAGAAGATAAATACAACGAAATGAGAGAACTTATTAGAGAGGATGCTAAAAGAGACTTTAGAATATCTCAAATAGAAAACGAAGGAAACGATCCAGTATCAACAGGACTATCTTTTGGAACACCCCACGACCTAGCTTCAATCTACGGAAGAGAACAAGGTGAATTACCAGCAGGATATGACGAAACTGCACCAGTAGGAAGACCTAGAGAGAAGATGTCAATCATAGGTACCAATGCAGATCCGGTAGGTGGAAGAGACAGACTAGGAGTTCATGGAATGAAAGGCGGTTTTCCAAGTGATAATGAAAACGTAAGAGAAGGTATAAACAATACCATGTCAGTTTTTCTAAGAAATAAAAACCTCTTCCCTACTAAGAAACAAAATATCTTTGAGGAAGAAGCAGAAATCGAATCAGATCTTCTAAATGAAGCTAACATTAAGGATTTAGATAACTAGACACTATTTATAACAAAGACATACCTAAGATGCGTATTAAACACAGTAAGTATAAAAACACGGGCCTGATATTTGAACTATTAGTAAAGCAAATAGCAGCGGATACCTTATCTAAAAGGGATTCCCCGGCTTTAACGGTACTAAGAAAATTCTATACAGGAAACACAACACTAGTAAGAGAGTTTAAATTATACGATTTTGTATTAAAGAATAAAGGCGTAGGTCCTAAAAAAGCAGAATCAATACTTAGTACTATAGTAGAGATATCTAGAAAGTTAGATACAAATTCACTTAGTAAGCAAAAATACGAGCTTATAAAAGAACTTAAAAGTCATTATGATTTAGAAGAATTCTTTTCTATTAAAGTAGAAGCTTACAAACCACTAGCAGCTCTTTACTGTTTAATGGAAGCACAAAATGCAGCAGGCCTAGTAGACTTAGATGTATTTGTTGATAATAAAACTACAATACTTGAGCACTTAACTCAAAGTAAAACAGCAGAAGGACAAGTAAAAAATGCTTTGATTGAAGAATATTCTAAATATGATAAAGACTTAAGACTTTTAACATATAAAATATTACTAGAAAAATTCAATCATCAGTATAAAGATTTACTTCCAGAACAAAAAAACATTTTAAAGGAATTTATAGTATCAGTTAATTCATCAGCTAGATTAAGAAATGTAGTCAATGAAGAGATGACTAAATTACAGGTAGAAATCTCTAACTTAAAAAAGAATATTACTGATAAAGTAGTTAAAATTAAATTAGAAGAGATTCAAAAAGTAATTATTCCAATAAAAAACACACAAAAAGTAGATGACAATCATTTAGTTTCATTAATGCAATACTATGAATTAGTAAATGAATTAAGAAGTCTATGAAAAGATCAGAAATAATTAAAGCAGTTCAGGAAGTCTTAGAAGAAATGAGCACAACTGGAGGAGTAGGAGGATATTCTACACCATTTGCTTTTTCTAAAAAAGGAGCTGGAGCTAATGCAGCCACTAAAGCTTCTCAAAAGCTAGGATTTAAAGCAGCACCAAGACCAAAACATCCTTCACATACTAAAATGTTTGATTACTTAGATGAGATGCAGGTAAGTTCACCTAATGTCTTTGTATCAGAAGCAGAAATGGAAAACAGTGATGCAGTAAAGAAGACAAAAGAAATGGGTTACAAGCTAGTAAAGAAAACCAACACCGCATCAGATAAAAAGAATAAATAACATGAGAACATTACAAGAAAAATATAACGGAATTCAAGAAGGAAAATTTTCTAAAGAACATTTCTTAGCTGATGCTAGAATGGAACTTCCAAACCTAGTAACTCGTTTTAACGGATACGAGGATGCTGTTCAAATTCTTAAGAACAGAGGAATGATTCAAGAAGTTAAAATTGAGGAAGCTAGACTTACTAAGAATAACCTAACAGACTACAGATACAAACCGACCAACGATATGGACAAATATCCATACGAACAAATCCTAAGAGGAATAAGAGTTGAATTGGAAGTATTAGGGGTTCAAGGAACACCAACAGCAGAAGAATATGCAAAAGCATTAGCAAAAGTAGCTAAAAACTTAGCAAAAGATTCAATTTTCTATACAAATCAAGTAGCAGGTGTTAATCCAAAAGTGGACTTACATGATAAAATGATTCCTGTAACAGCAAAAAATACAGTTGACACTTTCAACGGTATGAAAAAAGCAGAGTTAAAAGAAGGATTTAAAAGACTAATCAAAAAAGTATTATCTGAATCAATGGGTGATATGTTTGGAGATGAAGAAAGAGCTGAAAGATCTGCCAACTACGGACAACCAGGAGAAAACGAATACGAATTCTACTCAGATCCAGAGAACTATAACGAAGAAGAAGAGTTTGAATTACAAGGAGACGAAGAAGCAGACGATATTCCACATCCAAGAGGATATGAAGAAGCTAGCGATGAAGAAGACTTAGATGAATCTAAAATGGGAGACCTTTATATTACAGCTCAAGAATCAGATTCACTAAAAGACTTTTTAATAAAAGTAAAACAAGAATATCCAGAAACAAACCTAAGAAAAGACATCGAAGAACTTCAACATATTTGGAATAATAGAGGAGGAGATTCAGAAGATGAATTATCAGAAGGAAAAAAATCGTTATCTGAATTATTAAAATAAGTAAGATGAACAATTTATTAGTAAATGTAACTCCTTTTAAAGGATTGCTTACCGAATCAAAGGCTAGACCCGGAGTATACGAAGTGGTGGGTATCATGCAAAGAGCAGGAGCAAAGAATCAAAACGGAAGAATCTATAAAAGAGAAATTCTTGAAGAAGAAGTTCGAAATTATGTAGAGAATTTTGTTAAGATAGGAAATGCATACGGAGAATTAGATCATCCAGAATCAGCAATTGTATCTCTTAAAAATGCTTCACACGTAGTAAAAGAACTATGGTGGGAGGGAGATGACTTGATGGGTAAAGTAGAATTACTAAATACACCTTCAGGAAATATTGTAAAAGAGATATTAAAAGGAGGACATACAATGGGAATCTCTTCTAGAGGAACAGGATCAGTAACTCAAACAAACGAAGGAACTTTAATGGTTCAACCAGACTTTGAATTAGTATGTTGGGATTTTGTTTCTAATCCTTCTACACAAGGAGCTTTTATGAATCCAATTTCTTTAAACGAAGGAAAACAAGCAGTAGGAAAATATGATAGATTAGATTCTATTATTAACAATATATTAAGAGCATAATGGAAAATAATTTTGACATGCACCAATGGCGTGCAAATTTTTTAAAAAAAGTATTAAAAGAAGAGATAACAAAAGACAGCCCATCATTTAGAAAGCTAGTACTGAAATTGGAAGAGATAAGTGAAGAAAGTGGAAATGATTGGGAAGCTTTAAAGGCATACTTAAAAGGTAGATACGCATTTTTTGAAACATACACTACTGGTAATAACCCAGCTGCTTACGTAGTTAATTTCTTTTCAATTACCAAAGGAAAGGATGAATACGTTGAGAAAAATCCATCAGATTATGTACAAATAGGTGACTGGTATATTAGACCATGGTAACCTAAACAAACACAGCCCACCCCATAAAGGTGGGTTTTTTATGTTTTGTAAAACAGTATATATTTATTTAAGAATATATCACGATCCTTATGTGATATCTACTTAAAAGTAAAACACTATTACGCTACTACTTAATAAGCGTACGACAAACAAACACAAACAAAATGTCAAACAAAGATTTATTAAAGCAAGCTATTGCTGAAGCGAAAACTATTCGTGAAGCTGCAATTGCAAATGCTAAAGAAGCTTTAGAAGAAACATTGACTCCACACTTAAAAGAAATGCTTGCTCAGAAATTGCAAGAAATGGAAGATAAAGAAGATGAGACAGTGGATGAAACTATTAACAACGCCGAAGCAGAAAGCTATTCTGAAAATCCATCAAAACATGGTAATTTAGAAGAAGCAGAAGAAGAGGAAGAGGAAGCTGAAGAAGAAGAAACTCCTGAAGAAGGAGAAGAAGGTGAAGAAGAAGAGGAATTAGAAATCGAAGACATGTCAGTTGAAGATTTAAAAGACCTAATCAGAGACATCGTTGCACAAGAAGCAGGTCAAGAAGAAGAAGCAGACTTAGAAGCCGGAGAAGAAGGTCCAGAAGGACAAGAAGATATGGTGAGTATGGATGGTGATTCAGAAGAGATTGATATCAACGAACTATTAGCAGAACTAGAAGGAATGGACGAACAAGAATTAGATGAAAAAGGTGGAGGGTATATGAAAGAGCCTTCTGACTCTGCAGCAGCAGGATTAGAAAACTTAATCTCTATGGTTAAATCTATCAAGTCACCAGAATCTATCGCTAAAATCAAAGCTTTCCTTAAAGCACTTCCAGCAGCAGCAGGATCAGCCTTAAGATCAGAAGGATTAGACGAACAAGACTTAGACGAAAAAGGTGGAGGATACATGAGAGAGCCTTCTGACTCTGCATCAGCAGGATTAGAAAACTTAATCTCAATGATCAAATCACTTAAATCACCTGAGACAATTGCAAAAGTAAAAGAATTCCTAAAAGGTCTTCCAGCAGGAGCATCAGCAGCAATGCGCTCTGAAGAAGTTGAGCAAGATCTACAAGAAGCATTACAAGCAGTTAAAATTTTAAGAAATCAACTTCAAGAAGTTAATCTTTTAAATGCAAAATTACTTTATGTAAATAAAGTATTCAAATCAACTAACCTATCTGAAGGTCAAAAAGTAAATGTTATCGCAGCATTTGACAAAGCCGAAACAGTTAGAGAAGTAAAATTAGTTTTCGAAACAGTTTCTAAAAACGTAGTTGCTAAACCAGCTGCACTTAAAGAGCACAGATCTTTTGCTTCTAAAGCAACAGGTAATGCAACAACAACTGCACCAAAAGAAATTATATCAGAAGTATCTGAGCAAGTTCAAAGATGGCAGAAGTTAGCAGGAATTATTAAATCATAAAAATAAAAAAACAAAAACAACCAAATGGAATTAAATCAATTATTCGAAGGTTCAAACAATTACAAGTCTTTACAAGCTGATGCAGCTCGTTTGTCTGGTAAATGGGCCAAATCAGGTTTGTTAGAAGGTATTTCTAACGAAATCGAAAGAAACAACATGGCTATGATTCTTGAGAATCAAGCAAAACAAATCGTATCTGAAGCTAATACTACAGGTAACGGTGCAATTGGTACTGCTACAGGTGGTGCTGAACAATGGGCAGGTGTTGCTTTACCATTAGTACGTAAAGTATTCGCTCAAATCGCAGCTAAAGATTTTGTATCTGTACAACCAATGAACTTACCTTCTGGTCTTGTATTCTATTTGGATTTCAAATATGGTAGTGGTTTCCCTGAACCATTCACTCAAGGTGGATCTT